CATACGTCCATCTTTCCACGCATAAAAAGAACATCTATGTAAAAGCGAATTTACAATAGAGTTAATATACGCAGTTAAAGATTGTCCTGATGGATTCGACCCAATAAATTGGATAAAATCACCATTGTATGCAGTAACAGCACATGCAACTTCAGTACTAATGACCCGCATTACACGGATATCATCCTCTGAATAATTATTAGGCATGCATTGTGCTACCAAAATCATAACATCGAATGCTACATAAATTAGTTGTGCTGGCATTCTCAAATCGTATTTGGAATAATCACCAGCATATCCTCTTTCTTTCCCGAACTTACGAATGTGTCGAAATAACTGATCCATTACTGGACCATGTGCGTTAATTCCTACAGCACACTCAGACATGAGAGGATGTTGGGATAGCATGCGCGCAATAGGCAAGAAATACTTCCTCATTGCCAACTGCAATGGCATACTAGCTGCCTGAAAAACACGAACCTTGTCTTTGGACACGGGTGTCGGCTCGTCTTTCAAACAAGCTTTGAACGGGCAATTAACTCGAATATTAAGTCTAGCTTTTTCTTCGAATTTTGCTAATTCATCCCAATGTGTGGGAGTTAATGTGCGTGGACACATTTGACCCTCCGTGGGTTCAAGCTCAATAATATCTTGAGACTTAGGACCACTCAAAGGAAACCCACGACTGGTAGACAAATTCATACTATGAATCGTTTACCGTCAATACCTGAAACAATTTCCACCTCAGTAAGAGGTCTAATTTCTTTCAGGTAATAATCGTACCTACTCTCCAACTCAGCCATCAAGGGTCTTAAATAATCCTGTTTGGCTCTTTTGAGCAAAAGTGGCGGTACGCCACAAGAGGGATTAGCCGAATAAGCCAATGAAGCCCTCCAAGGGGCCCATGGTTGATTACCATTGGGCCCCTTAAACTTGGGTGGACCCCAAGTGTTAGGTACCCCTGTCACCTGTGTTACGGTTTCAGAGATAATGCTCGGAGAAACACGACTAATGGCAGTGGCTCTACCATTACATGAACCAAAAACCTCAAGATTACCCTTTTCCAAAAAGTTAAGGGGACTCTTGACGTGTAATTGATCATTAACGATATGTTCCACTCCATACGAAGTATGTTCTTCCGAAGCATCTGCTGCCTGTGTAGAAATCCCGTCATTTGACATGCGGGCTAAAGCCAATTCGACTTCGTGTTTTAACACAGTTGCACTAACACCATAATCAGTATTAGTACGTCCACCTAAATGAAAACCACCAAT